CCCGCACCGCCGGCGACACCCGCCGGGCCGAAGTCTACGAGCGCATGTGCACCGTGCAGAACGGCATGGTCCGCGCCCTGGACGACGTGCTCGAACTCATGGATGCCGTCTCCCGCGAGCCATGAGCGCAGGCAAAGGCAGCAAACCGCGTCCCGTCGACCTGGCCAAATACCAGGCCAACTACGACGCCATCTTCCGGCGCCCATACCCCGATTGGGTTTGCCGTCCGTGCGGCTGGCAATACGGCCGCTTTCCGAAGATGGACCGCATCTCCGCTTGGCACGAGGGCACCTGCGGCATCTGCGGCCAGCGAGGCCCCGTCACCGAACCCCGCGACTTCGGTCATCTGCAAAATCTGCCAACTGAAAACTGCCAACTGCCAACTTTTCTATGAGCACCTACATACCAAAACCGAACACCTGGACCTTGTTCCAGAACAGCCGCAAGACCAACGAAACGCAGCCCGATTACACGGGTAGCGCGCTGTTGGAAATGCCTGACGGCACGACCAAGGAATACCGCTTGAGCGCCTGGAAGCGCGTGACCAAGTCCAACATCAAATTTATCGGCGGCTTCATCAAGCCCAAGGAAGACCAAGCGCCTAAACTGATCGACGACGAACCCGCCGCCACCGCCAAAGACGAGACGCCATGGTAGCGCTTCACGAGCTAAAAAACCCGCTTTCGGTCCACACCCCGTTGGGCCAGGGCGATGCGTTTCTCTTTGTCGACTACGGAATCGTCTCGACCGGGACCGGAGTAAATTCGGTCTGGGTAGTGCGGTTGCACCATACCGGCATAGTTAAACACTTTTTCTCCGAAGACATTCGCATCTACGGAAATCCGATGGACGGCCGCGGCTTCGATGCAGTGATCCCGGAGGATTGGAAAAAATGAAAAATCACTGGCACTGGCATCCTGACAAATTCCTCTTCCGCAATGGGAGCAAGTATTGGATGCGTTTTACGCCGTATGATCCGAACTTCAAGCAGCCGCGTCTGGCGGTCAATCTCCATACTGGCGACATCAACCAGGCCCGAACGCTCCGCGATGCTTGGCTGCAAAAATCCGGCTACGAGATGAGCCCGCGCATCAATCGTTTTCCCTACGAACAATGAGCGACACACCGGAGACAGACGCACAGCTCACGACCTTCACCTCGATCAGCAAGTTGAAGAAACATTTTGTCAATCGCACTGGCACAGTCAGCGCGGAGTTTGCTCGCAACCTCGAGCGCGAGCGCAACCAATGGAAGGCAAGGTTTGAACTCGCCACTCGCCACTCGCCACTCGTCACTCCCTCATGATCTTCACCCCGCACCAAGTCCACGAAGCGCCCGAGCTCCTCGGCAAAGATGCCGCGGGGAATATCCTCGTGCGTTTCAAGGACGGCGTGCGGCGGATGACGTCCGACCAGCTCCTCGAATTCCACCGGCTTTACGAGGAGCGTATCCGGCTCGAGCAGGACGACCCGTATCGCTATGGCTATGTCATTCCGATCTGGGAGACGGCCGACCGGCAATTCGCCGAGCTGCGCGAGCAATTCCCCAAAGGCGTCACCGAGCTCCTCATCCTCGGCGGCAACCGCGCCTCGAAGTCACGTTACCTGGCACGCCGCGCCGTCGAAGTTCTGGTCAACACCCCGGGCGCCAAAGTCTGGTGCCTGCAATCGACCGAAGCCTCCTCGATCCAAAACCAGCAGCCCTATCTCTGGGAATACCTGCCCGCGGAATGGAAACCCGCCGCCTCCGGCAAAATGCGCAAAGGCGTCACGACGAACATCACCTATTCGCAGAAAGGGGGCTTCACGGAAAACTCATTCGTCCTGCCGAACGGCAGCCAGTGCTGGTTCAAGTTTTACTCCATGGACGTCAAATCCGTGGAAGGCGCCGAGCTGAATTACGCCTGGGCGGACGAGCTCGTCAGTCCTGAGTGGATCGAGGCCCTGCGTTTCCGACTCATCACCCGCAACGGCGAGCTGGCCGTCGGCTTCACGCCCATCCTCGGCTACACCGACACCGTGGCGGAATACCTCGCCGGCGCCGTCACCCTCGAGGACACCGAGGCCCCGCTCGTGCTCGACAACAAAGGCCGCCCCATCCGCGTGCCCCGCGTGCAGCAATGCGCCAAGCCCACCGCCCGCGTCGTCTACTTCCACACCGCGGACAATCCCTTCGGCAACTACGAGGCGATGAAGACCGAGCTGGAGAAATCGCCCAAAGACCGCGTGCTCATGCGCGCCTACGGCGTCCCGACCAAGAAGCAGGCGAATATGTTCGCCAAGTTCAATACCAACGTCCACGTCGTCGATCCCGACCGCGTGCCCAAGGACGGCGTCAACTACCACGTCGTCGATCCGTGCTCCGGGCGGAATTGGTTCATGATCTGGGCGCGCTTCGACGCCACCGGCCGGTGCTTTGTCTATGACGAATGGCCGAGCCAACTGCGCGAAGTCCCCGGCGTCGGCCTCCCCGGGCCTTGGGCCGTGCCCGGCGGCAACAATCCCGACGGACAAGCCGGCGATGCGCAGCGCTCCTTCGGCTTCGGCCTCAGTCACTACAAGCTCGAGATCGAAAACATCGAGGCGCAGCACGGCCGCGAATGCGGGCTCAACGAACCCATCACCGTCTTCGAGCGACTCATGGACAGCCGCTACGGCAACAGCGCCACCGTGGCCCGCGAGGCGCCCACCACGCTCATCGAGGAATGCGCCGAGATCGGCCTGCACTTCGCCGCCGCGCCCGGCGACACCATTGCCGAAGGCGTCACCATGATCATCGACATGCTCAGCTACAACGACAGCGACCCGATCAGCGCGCTCAACCAGCCGCGCCTCTACATCAGCAGCCGGTGCAAAAACATGATCTTCGCCCTCTCGCAATACACCGGCGCGGGCAACACCAAGACCGCCGGAACCAAAGACGCCATCGACGTCCTGCGCTACCTCGTGCTCAGCGGCGCCAGCTACCTCGATCCCAAGGACCTCGAATGCCAACCCGCCGGCGCCTACTGAAGACTCCCCAAAATCAAACCATGACCAAACAAATCCTTAAACGCGCCGACCTTCTCGAGTGGCTCGAGATCACGCCGGCGACTTATCGCAAATGGCTGGATAGCGGCCTGCTGCGACCGATCAAACTCAAGGGTTGCACCTACCGGTATTTCAAACGTGCCGACGTGGTGCGCGCCCTTCAACTGGAGATAAAACCATGATCAACAAAGCCAAAATGAAATGCAACGCGCCCAAGCGCACGCCCGGCCATCCGACCAAGTCGCACGTGGTCAAGGCCTGCGCTGGAGGCGAGCAACGCATCATCCGGTTCGGACAACAAGGCGTCATCGGCTCGCCGTCCGGCACCGCCCGCAACAAAGCCTTCAAAGCCCGGCACGCCAAGAACATCGCCAAAGGCAAGATGTCCGCCGCGTATTGGGCCGACAAAGTAAAATGGTAACACCTATGAAGAAGAAACCCGGTCTCTACGCCAACATCAACGCCCGCAAGAAGGCAGGCACCAGCCGCCCCAAAAGCAAAAGCACGATCAGCCCGAAGGTCTACGCGCAGATGCGCAAGGGCATCGGCGCCTTTAGCCCGAAATGATCTACCCGCGCAAAACCAAACCCGTCCCGATGGATGTCTACCCGACGCCGCCGGATTTCAATGCCGAGGCCGCTCTCGCCTTCACCCGCGAGAGCGCGCCGCCGGCCTACGTCGCCGTCATGCTGGAGATCCAGGACCGCATTGCCGACGCTACCGCGCTCGTCGCCAACATGGCGACGAGCAAGGAGCACGGCTACCTGGCGCGCTGCGCCGGCGAGCTCGGCGCCCTGGTCGAGCTCTACGACGCGCTCGAGGCGAAACGCACCGAGGCTGTGACGGAGCGACTCTGACCCGCGCTTTTTGTAGCGGTTTGCGGCGGTTTGTAGCGGTTTGTGACCGCGCAGCGTGGCTTTTGCGCAACGGGCCGCGCATCCGTGCGCTTGCATGGACCCGCGGGCCCGCGTCAAAAACTACATCAACCGGCACGGCATAGCCAAACCGGAGCGCATTCGACGTGCGCTTTACAACGGAAAAGGCGGTCCGGTCCCGACGGCCGTGATACGAGAGGTATTAGCGGAGGTAAGCGCTCAACCATCAGCCGCTCCGCCCTCTCCAACGTCGCCGGTCAAGCGTCGCACGCTCACCGAGTTCCGTGCTCAGCACGACTATGTGCTGAAGCTGAAGAAAGCCATTACCGACCTGGACGACGGCTACGTGACCGAACACGAGATGAAGGTCATCAGCGGAATCCCGCATCATGTCTGGCGTCGCTACGCGGACATGCCGGATTTTCAACAGAACCGTCTCAAGTTACGTGACGTGACGTATTGGGCCCGGGCGCAAACCATCCAGGAAATGAGAGAGATTGTCGGAGGCCTATGAGCAAGAAACGCAAAACGATCAAAGATTTCGAGGCGGAATACGCGGCCAGCCCGGAGGGGCAACAGCGCTACACCGCCATGGCCCGGGTCTACCAGCACCTCGAGGACAACAAACGCCAGGCCAAGCTCGAGATCCCGACCGACACGATCCGCTTCGGCATCTTCGGCGACACGCATTTCGGCAGTCTTTACGAGGATCTCGATGCCCTGCGCGCCTACGCCAAGGCCTGCCGCGATGCCAAGGTGCATTGCATGATCCACGCCGGCGATGTGCTCGAGGGATACAAATTGTATCGCGGCCAGGAGTTCGAGACGCACAAGCACGGATGGGAGGCGCAAAGCCAGTGGTTCAAGAAAGTGGCTCCGGATTTCGGCGTGCCGGTTTATTTCATCACCGGCAACCACGACGTCGCCTTCAAGCGCGCCGCCGGTATCACCGTGGGCAAGGGCCTCGAGGAGCTGCGTCCCGATTGGAAATTCATCGGCGAGGACTACGGCACGGTCACGCTCACGGCCAACGGCAAGAAATTCACCGTCGGCGTCCTGCACCCCGGCGGCGGCTCGAGCTATGCGCTAAGCTATCGCCCGCAGAAAATCGTCGAGCAGATGGAAGGCGGCCGCAAGCCCGACATCCTGGCCATCGGCAACTACCACAAGAGCGATTGGATTCCGAGCTACCGCAACGTCTCGGTCCTGCAAGTCGGCTGCTTCCAGCGCCAGACGCCGTTCATGTTGACCAAGGGGCTCAGCGCCATGGTCGGCGGTTGGATCATGGAGTTCGCCCCGGGCAAAGGCTGCTCGAGGCAAAAAGCGGAATTCTTCCCGTTCTACTAGGAAAGCGGAGCGCGGCATGACCCACCGCTTCCAGATCGCCTCGCGCACCTGGCCGTGGAAATACGTCCGGCTCAAGGGCAAGGCCGACGGCTGGACCTTCGGCGCCGAGCCCGGGGACAAGACCGGCGGACACAAAATCTTGATCGACTCCCGGCTCACCGGCCGCAAGCGCCTGCGCATCGAGCTGCACGAATTCCTGCACGCCGCATTCCCGGACATCGCGGAAGACGTGATAGACAAGCGCTCGAGCGAGCTGTGCCGCATCCTCTGCGCGCTCGGCTACAAGCGCAAATGAGCACCTGGCTGATCGGCGCCGTCGGCGTCGTCTACTTCATCATCGGCTGCGAGATGCTGCTCTCCGGCCGCTACGCGCTCACGCTGGTCTGGTGGGGCTATGCCGTCGCCCAAGTCGGCCTCTGGCACGTCAGCCGATAATCCGCGTCGCAACCAGGTAAATGATCGCCGCGATGCAGCCGGTGATCCACGTCAGGCAGGCGTAGAGCTCGAGGCGAGTGAGCCCGCCACCGGCGTAGCTCCACCAAGTATCCTGCCGCATGAGATGCTTCCAGACTTTGGCGATCACGCCTTCATTCTGCGCCGTCACCCCGGCAAGTCAACCCCGTTACCTTCCCACTTTCCCGCCTTCGCACCTTCCCACGCCGCTCCGGCGGAGCGGCTAATTCACGCTAATTTTGGCGCATTGTTGCGAATTGTGGCGGTTTGTGACCGCGCTGCATGGATTTCCGCAATCCGTCGCCGTAACTCGCTTTGCATGCGCAAGGCATTCTGCATTGGCCACGCACGCACGGCGACACCCGACGCCGCCGGGCAACTTAAATGCTGTCGCGTTCTTGGACGCTTAAAACCATGGCAGAAAGAAACACCGAGCAGGTGACGCAAAGCACGGACGACTTCGACATCAACGCCATCGCCGAGGAATTGGGCATACGCACCGCCCCGCCGCCGGCCGAGAAAACGGAGAAGACCGAGCCAAACGCAAAAGCGGAAGAATCGGAAACGGAGCAATCCGAGGCCGACAACGACGCGACGGACGAGACCGAGACCGACGAGCCGGAGGAGACAGCCGGGGAGGAGGACGCGGAGGAGAAAGAAGCCGCGGACGAGGAGGGGGACGAGAAGCCGGAGTCGCAAGACCAAGAGCCGGATGCTCCCGACAAGATCCAGCGGCGCATCGACCGGCTCACGGCCGAGAAGCACGAGCTGCGCGAAGAGCGCGACGTGATCAAGGCCGAGCTCGAGACACTGCGCAAGCAGGTCGAGGCCAAGCCGCCCGTCGTCACCGTCGACCCCGAGAATCCGCTCAGCGCTATCACCGACGCAGCCGCCCTCGAGGCGGAGATCAGCAAGGCACAGGCGG